GCCATAGTTATCAATTCTGACAAGTCTGTGTCATCTATCTCTGTAGATTCTATACCTGTCAATATACGTACTCTTTTACCTATCTGGTCTAAATCTTGTGTCGAGTCTCTTGTTATTGCCATATTACATCATCCCCATTGCACCAGCGCCACCAGCTGCTGCAACTATTGCAGCTAGCCATCTGTGAACTGATGTCTTCATATCGTTTTCCCACATTTCGTGGTGCGTCAAATGGTTCGTAAAAAGAGTTTCGAACTTATCCATTCTATTGTAGATGTTCTTAATCCTTTCGTCCATTCGAATCAATAATTCTTCTCTTTTTTTATCGTCCATATTTACTCCTCTTTAGGCCAAGCGTTTTCAGTGCCACCTTCTGTACACCCACAGTCCATATAATCTACATGTCCGGGTGTGGCACATCCGCATCCTCCTTTACCGTTATTATGACTTTTATCAGCACGACATGCTACACAATTGTCACAAACACACTTACAAACTTTACACATTGTTTTGTTTCTCCTTTTCTAATTCAGCAACTCTTGCCGATAGTTCTTTGACTGCGTTAATTAATGCACTCGTTATACCATCTCTGTTATAATTTTTAGCTGCACTACCATTCATAGTATGGACTAATTCTGGCATTACTTTTTCAATGTCTTGTGCCATCAGTCCCTGATTTAATGTATCATAATAACTATCATGTCCCTCGCTAAGGTTATACTCTTTGTAAGCCTCTCTGTTATATTTGAAATGTTCAGGCTGTAAGGTTTCTATCTCTTTCAATCCATAATTAAATGGACTTCTCTCATGTTTGATTCTTTCGTCTGAACCTGCTAGCTCTACTGAAAATGTAGCGTGTTGTAATTGATTTACTGCAATACCATTACCGGGTGTAACTGCAACTACTTTAGCGAATGCTGCATTTCCATCAGAATCTACTACTTCTCCGTCAGTATGTATTTTAAATCGTGTAGTTAATGTAGTCTCACCATTACCTATACTCCTAAATAAAACAGAACAACCACCTTCAGAACTGGAATTCTGAGAAACACCTCCACTTTGACATTGTAACATGAAGTTAGGGGAACTACGATTACTTGAGAAATCAGTGTTACCCATTTCTAATCTTGCAATACCATTAGTTCCTGAAACTGTGCTATCTTCTCTATATAACATAAGTTCTGGTAGATTACCTGATAAATCCATTGTTATAGAACCTGTAGATGTTATAGTGTCTGAAACTGCTGTTCCAGTTGAAGCGTATTGTGCGAATGCAGTAGCCGTACCTGAGTTAACTGTTCCACTACCTCCTCCGCCTCCACCAGAGTTATCATCTACATATTTTTTAGTAGCAATTTCATAATCACTACCGGGTGAATAATTACCACCATTATCTTTTACATATATATTACCTGAAGCTGCGTCTAACGTTATATCTCCGTCTGCATCAAAATACATATGAGCTGCTGTACCTGAACCATCAGTACTCATTATACCTAAAGCACCGTTATCACCCACTCCAATATGCCCAATATCTCCAGCATCGTCATCATCAGTTAATGAAAGCATTGTTGCGTTAGAAACGCCTGTTAAGCCTGATATTGCTTCTCTGAAACTGGCCACAGCACTACCACTACCTAGTCCAAAATTAACTTCTCCGCCTCCAGCGGTAACTGTTATATCACCACTATCTGATATAGTAGAACCATTGATTGTAATATCATCTACTGTCAAAGTTGTTAAGGTACCTAAACTTGTTATATCTCCAGAATGCTGTGTAACATTACTTGACGCTATTCTAGCATCTGCAAAAGTACCACTTGATATTTTACTTGTAGCGATAGAACCTGCTAATTGTGCGTTTGTTATACCACTTGATTTAATTGTGACTGCGCCTGAAGAAACTGAAAAGTCATCAGAACTAAAAGATGCTACACCTTTGTTAGATGTAGTTGCATCCTCAGCTGAATAAGTCACAGTACTACCGCTTTTTGCAACATCTATACCTTCGCCTGCTGCAAAAGTAACAGTACCAGTGCTTGCTATACCACCAGTTGCTGTTGAGCTTCCGTCATTAACTGCAAGATTCCATTGGCCATAATCATCTGCACCATCTTCAACGTTTAACATAGTTCTTAAATTAGCTGGTGTTATCTCTTCTATTACTCCAGCACCAGAACTATCTCTACCTAATATTCTATTAGTGGCAGATACATTTTGTATTTTAGCGTATGTTACGTTTGCATCTACTATGTTAGCTGTTACAACTGCGTCGTCTGCTAATTTAGCAGCCGTGACTGCATCAGCGGCTAGTTCTGCTGTTACAACTCCACCATCTTTAATAGTAACTGCTCCACTTGAAACTGCGAAGTTGTCACTTGAGAAAGATGCTACACCTTTTGCAGATGTAGATGCATTGTCTCCTGCTATTGTTACTGTAGTGCCTGTTGCACTTGTAGTAATTCCTGAGCCTCCAGCAATAGTTAAATCAACATTAGCTGATGTGTCTGATGCTGAGCCACTGTCTCCTGCTAGGGTTACACCTGTGATGTCACCACTACCACTACTTACTGAAGTAAAAGATAAAACACCGCTACCGTTTGTTTGTAAAACTTGCCCGCTACTACCATCAGCACTTGGAAAATCAAATGTTACTCCATTAGATTTGAAGATAAGATGACCACCATCTGAATATATTGCTTCATTAGAATCGTTGAATTGTAATTGTCTTGTTGAGTTTAGTAGTAAACCTGTGTCAGCCACGTGTGTAAGCGTGGTGTCAGTATCTGCTCCAAAACCTAATACTGAAGCATCAGTAATTAATGTTAAGTCGTCTTGCACTGTGACATCTGCACCATTCAAAACAAGTGATGATGTAGCTCCTGATTTGATTGTTAGTTGGCCAGAATTGTTAGTGAAAACTCCATACATAGAACCACCGTCTAATAATTTTACATCACCACCGTTTGCGTCTAAAGTTATGTCGGCTTCACAATCTATGATAAAGTCCCCAGTAGATGCTAGTGTGGCACCTGTGCTACCATCGTGTGTTATAGTTACATCAGCATCTGCTCCCATAGAAAATATAGAAGAATCACTTATTAATTTTACGTCATGACCAAATTCAGCAGTTCCTGCATCTGCCATTTTAAATTCTAGTGCTGTAACTGTAGAGCCGTTATCATTACCTTTAAATATTAAATTTTTATTACTAACAGAAGAGGATATAACGAAATGACTAGATGCATTACTTAATCTACCATACTCTGTACCATCATCTTGATAAACCACATCAGCACCATTAGCATCTAATCTGATATCATCATTTGCATCAATAGTAAAATCACCACTACCACTTTCCTTAAGTAGTACTATATTACTTCCATCACCAGTGATACCTAGACCATTAGAAGCTTGTAATGTCAAACTTGTGTTATCAACGTGTGTGAGTGAAACAGGAGTTCCTGAATCACCGAAATTAATTTTACTTCCATCTTTATTTAAATAGAAGTGACCATCGTGGTCCATCGTAAAACATGTACGACCTACAGCTGTTACAGATTCACCCAGTCCAAAAGTTAACTTTGCTGAATTGTCACTGCTTGAAAATGTAGCTTCTGCTACTGCTGCAATACTTGCTGCTGGTAATATAGCATCATTACCACTATCATCACCTGCTGTGAAATCAATTCTTCCTATAACTTCATCAGCTGCAATAGTATTTTCTTCTTGTTTTAGTTCTAAAACAACTGGTTTATCATCAGAGGTCAGAGTATTTGTTATTCGTAGACCTTGGTCTGCTATATGTTGTAATTGTATTTCTGTATCTGAACCGAAACCTATAGCTGCTGCGTCAGAACCTAAATCGATATTATCACCAACAGTCAAATCGTCACCCACTGATAAATCACCACTGAATGAAGCAGAGCCGTTGTCATTTATTGATAAAACTTCATTACCGTCATATTGCAAGAATCTAAGTGTTTTACCATCAACTAAAGGTTGAAATGTAGTATGTCCACTACCATCAACAGTCAACTGTAAAGCTTGTGCATCGTTAGCCCTAAATCTTATAACGTTATCAGTTGAAAAGTCTATAAAATTATGAGAGTCTCTACCAATCTTCAAGTCTGTAGCGTAAGTATCACCTGATGCGCCACTAGCTCCGATTGTAAGTGTCTGTCCTGAAACAGAAACACTTGCAGTACCAGAGGCTGTAAATGTTAAGTTTTCACCAATGGCAACACCAGACTGGGTTGAACCATCTGTTATACCAAATCCGAACTGCCTTAAATTAGCACTGTCTCCTTCACCAAAATATAACTTAGATGAACTGGACGCAGTGTGATTTGCAGCTACAAATCTGATTGCTAATTCCCCTTTTGCTAATGCATCTGATGCTGGGGCTGCTGTTCCGAATTTTTGTTGTATTACGTTTGCCATTGATTATACTCCTATAGTGCCTTCATAGCTCATGGCTCAGGCACTATTTAAAGTTTACCCTAACCTATCTAGGTTGAGTATGCTCCACCACTTATAGTAGTGTTTGTGAGAGTCATTGTCTCACTGTCAATTGCGGCTGCAATTGTTGCTGCAGTTATTGTTCCACCTAATGATGTATCTGCACCTGCGATGGTTATACCATCATTTGCTAACTTAGCGTTTGCGATTGAACCAGCAAGCATAGCGTTTGTTATACCACTAGCTTTGACACGTAGTGCATCTGAGTTTATCTCTACAGAAGAGTCATCTACTCCTACTGCTAATACACCACTAGATACTGCTAAACCATCTCCAGCTAAGAATGTTCCTATTCTAGAAACATCTGTTCTTTTGATTGTTCCAGCATCACTGATAAGTAATTCATCGGTTGCTGCAATTGCTGCACCAATGTCAGATTGTCCTGAAATGACGTTGTTGTTTATGTGTTCACTTTCAACTGCGTCATCAGCTATCAATGCTTCTGTAATTGCATCTCCTGCAATTTTAGCTGTAGTAACTTGTGAGTTTGCTATGTGTGCTGTGTCTATACTACCGTCTACTAATTCTGAAGAATCAACAGAGTCAGCTGCTAACATAGTAGCTGTAACTGTACCACTGTCGCCAGTTGTAACAACTGTACCTGTCGTATCAGGTAATGTTATTGTTCTGTCTGCTGTTGGGTCTGCAAGTGTTAATGTAAGTTCGTGGTCGTTTGCTGTTGCACCTTCGAAAACGATAGCATCAGCTGCACCTATAGCTACATTCTGAACTGTAGTCGTGCTTCCTGAAACTGTTAAATCACCAGTAACTGTTACACCACCACTAAAAGTAGCTGTGTCACTTGATTGATTACCAATAGTGAAGTTACCGCCAAGGTCAGAGTTCAAAGCTGCTGCAATGTGCGCACCTGTTACAGTACCACCCAAAGAAGTTGCTGTTCCACCAACAGTGATTGCACTGTTTGCTAATTTACCGTTTGCTATAGAACCAGCTAACATTGCGTTAGTAACTCCGCTAGCTTTAACACGGATTGCATCTGAATCTATTTCTATAGAAGAATCATCAACTCCGACTGCTAAAACACCGCTTGATACTGCTATACCATCACCAGCTAAAAATGTTCCTAATCTTGAAACATCTGTTCTTTTTATAGTTCCTGCATCACTAATAATCATTTCATCAGTTGCTGCTATTGCTGCACCTATATCGTTTAGACCAGAAACAATGTTATTGTTCAACATTGAACCTTCTACTGCACTAGATGCAATAGTTAATGCACCGCCAGCTGCGACTGTTGCGTCACCACTAACGTTACCGAACACAGCATCTTCTAAATCAGAAAATGTTATTTTTTCAGAACCGTTATCAGTTGCATCGACCATTGCAATAAAATCTGCTTGGGCGATACTTGTTTCAGTTCCTAATTCATTCAAGTCTAAAGTTATGGTTACTCCTCCCGAAGAACCTCCACCGGATAGACCGTCTCCTGCTGTTACACCTGTAATATCTCCAGTACCAGCGTTTGAATCTATATACGCTTTGATACTCTGTTGTGTAGCCAAAGACGTTGCACTGTTACTAGAGAAGTTATCTTCGTCCAAGATAGGTGCACCTACGTTTGTAGATGCCGTTGCAGCTCCACCAGCTGCTCTGCTGGCTGAACCACTCAAATCTGTACCAAGATATACTCTTCCATCGAAGGTGTTTACTGCTAGCTCACCGACTTTCAGGGCCGTTGCTCCCGGACCTGTTGCGTCAGCTTGCCTGCTTTTCATCAAAATTGTATTTGCCATATAATTTCACCTGTTTATTCTTAGGTAGAATAACTACCTCCATTTATCTTCAATCCATCCGCTTCAACTTCATCAGTGCTTGAATCTCCAGAAGTATTTTTTGCTTCTAAAGATGCTATTTCTGTTCCGTCATCATTTACGAATTCTACTTTTCCACTTGCTGGGGTCACTGTCACTTTATCAGGCATTTGGTTCTACCTCCAGTTTAGCGTCTAATCGACCACCAATCACATTCCAATCAAATCTTGCGTTTCCTTTTGTGTTTGTCATAACATAAAAACCGTCCTCAGTCTTTTTACCTATCCATACATTATAGTTACCGTGTGGAGTTAAAGATATTGTATAATCTTTGCCTACCATCTTAAACCAATAGTCTGGCAAATCTATTCCAATCATTCTTTCCTTTTCTCCATCACCTATAACGGCTGTACCACGAGCATACATACCATACTCAGGACCTTCTAAACATCCATACACTAAACGTTTGTCGTCATGTATTGGATGTGGGATGTTAAAAGATTTTGTAGTTGCCGCCAAATGTCCATCAATGTTCACCGCAGTGCCTTCTGAACTATTGGCTCCTAAAATACTTAAAGCAGTGTTACCATCATTGTTTATAGTTAAAGTACCAGACATAGTGTCTCCGGCGCTTTTGACCATAACGTCGTTAACTGTTAATTCTTGTCCACTTAGAGATAATAAGCCTGTACCTTGATTTTGTATAGTTACTGCATCGTGTATGTTAGCTGATGTAACTATATCACCGTATGAACTACCATCTGTTGTTATTTGCCATTTGTCTGTAGTTTCGTTCCATCGTAATGCTACGTTTGTAGCGTCACCACGTTCTACTTCTATTCCAGCGTTCTGACTTGGCGTGCCAGTCGCATCGTTATTTAATGTAATAATATTATCGTTAATTGTTGTTTGTGTTGTGTTAATAGCTGTAGCAGTTCCGCTTACAGTTAAGTTACCTTCTACAACCATGTGTCCTTTGGAAGTTATAGTATCATTAGTGTCTCCACCTAGCAATACGTTTCCTCCAAGTCTGTTTATGTAAAGGTCTTGTTTAACTCCACCACTCCTTGCTTGTATATCATTAGCGTCTATACCTAAGTTAGCGCCACTATCAGCTCCAAACTGAGCTATACCTGTACCATCGCTCAATGTAACACTAGAGCCTGATAAGCTTACTTCAAGGGGAAGGGAGGGATTAGTAGAGCCTATAGCGAACTTTTGAGCAGATTTGTTACCATTACTACTGTCAAGTGTAAGCATAGCTGTGCTACCACCAGAGCCATACTTGTATAATATAGCTCCATCATCTAGATAAATGTCTTTATTAGAGCCATCAATAGCTCCCACTCTCAAATCGCCATCTATAGTTACCTTATGTGTTATTTCTGAAAAAGAAAGACTAGAGCCAGAACCAAATCCATAGTTACCAGTTCTGAAAGCTCTTACATCAGAAGAAGCTGAATCAGTATCTTCTTGTGTAAAGGCAGATGTATCTACACTTAGAGAGTTTATTTTGTTATATACTGCATCCTTAGAGGGTGCTGTAGTAGTTTCACCGTCCCAACTTGCTGCAAAACTAGTGTTATCCACTTTGCCATCAGCTTTAGCTGTAACGAATTGTTTAGAGAGTAGCCTGTCGTCTAGGATGAGACTGTAGTTTCTCTTTCCTTGCATACGTTCGGCTCCGACGCCGCCTAATGGTTTTCCTTGTTGTCTTTTTGGTACAGGCATATTTCTCCTTGTAAAGTTGGGCGACATTATTCTACCGTAGTCGCCCGAACGGTTTATACTGATTTAAAGGTTATTAAATCTAAGCGGATGTTACAATAACACCAGCTTCTGGTCTAATAATCTTCATACCGTATCTCATAGACATGTATGAACCAACGATTCCGAAACCGGGGTTTGCTTCCTCGACGGTCATTCCACGTCTTTCTACGTATGCCATAGGTTTGACAGACATGTCAAATACACCGAACTTGGTCATTGGAACATAGGCGTTAACGAAAACGTTCATACCGTATAATTGTCCAACTAATCCAGTTTTTGCTACGTCATCAACATATTCCAATCCACCTTTCGATGTTTGGTTGTTTGCTGCTGAACCTGCAAATGGTATAGTGAAGTCTGCTAAATCTAATAGCAATTTGTAATGAGATGGTGAAATCAAGATTGTATCTGGGTTCAATCCTTTGGCTGCAATCAATTCCATAGCGGTTGTGATATCACCAAGGGCTAACTCAGCGGTAGAGGAACTACCTAATCCAGATGCTGAAGATATGTAGTGTGAACCGTTGTTAGTTCCCATAGCGTTGTACTCAGTTGCTGAATACAAACCATAGTCTACAAGTCTTACATCTTGACCAGATGCTGCTGTACCGGGTGTCTCTCCGAAGAAAGCACCGTGTGGGTTAGTTGAGAAGACAGTAATTTCTGCTTCTGCATCTACGTCTCCTGAAGCGTTGATTGTGGTCCTTGTTCCACTAACATCAACTCCAGTTCCAAAAGTAGTGTCTGCAATACCGAATAAAGCTTTGACGAAGTGGCTGGTGACGTGTCTGTCAGTTGCTCTTCTAGCTTCGTTCAATGCAAGTTCTACTTCAGAGAATCTTGAATCTTCAATCATTCTTCGGGTAACACCTACTGCGATACCCCATTCTTTAACATTAACACGCTCATTTCGCATATCGGTGTGTTGGAACTTTGGAGTTGTTCCTTCTTCGATTTGCTCCATAACCATGCTTTGTTTTGCGAATGTTATGTCTATGTCTCCGCCAGTCTCTGTGGTGAAGTTTTCTGCAAACATCGAGATTACTGGTAATTCTGTTACTCTGTAATCTTGAAGTGCGTCTTTGTAATCTACAAGTACGCGGTTTGCTTGTGTGCTTCCACTACCGACACCTTGGGTTGTTAATATACCTTCTTTTGCTGTAACCATATCAAATCACCTTAAATTAAAAGTACCTTCACAAAGTCAGTGGATGTTCCACTTGAGTCAGTTCCTGAGAATGCAGCTGCTAATTGAATAGCTACTGCTCTGTGCGTGTCTGCGTCTGCAGTTACTTCGACTTTACCAGCGTTATCTAGAGTCAATTCTGCTCCGATTGCCATACTGCCTGAGTCTCCAACTTGCACGTTGCAAACAATTCCTTTTCCTGTAACGACAGAGGTTGGTTCACCACTTACTGCGTCTACTAATAGAACACCGAGGGCTACCTTTTCTCCAGAGGCTGATGCTTCTTGGTCGTCAGTTGCAGCTACGATATTTCCGCTTGAGTTGATATCAACGAAGATACCTGCTTCAATTGCTGCTCCTGCAGAGCCAAGGTTCATAATCCTTGCTGGGGCACCACCATCATTTACTAATATTTCTGTTGCCATATTTATTTACCTATTTATTTTGCTCCTGTAAAAGAGATTTTTCCGTTTTTCATAGCGAACATTCGCTCGGACTCTTCTGCTTCTACTGGGCTTTCTTCAACATCGTGGGCTTTGCCTTTACCGAATGTCCTTTCGGAGTCTTCTGGTACCGGCATAGATTCCATTGCGATGCTAAATCCTTCTAGCTTAACGTCATCCCATGCGGAGAGTTCCTCTACACGAGCATCCTTGTTTTCATCCTCGACTTTTCCGAGAAGAGCTTCTTTCTCAATGATTGTGTTGACTAATGCATTCTTTTTAGCTAAGATTTCTTTCTCAGCTCTGTCTGCGTCAGCTTCTTCAAACTTTGTGATTAAAGCAAGGGCTTCCTCGTGCTTGGTGTTTAACTCTTCGTAAGATGTCGCCATTTCGTCTAGCTTAGACTTCATAGATGCGAATTCACGCTCTGTGATAGTCTCTGCTTCTGATATTTTGTTTTCTTCTTCAGCCATAGTTTCTACCTCGCTGTTGTTCCCGTGTGATTCACAGGCACATGATTCATCCTCTTTCGATTCTGAACCTTCACCGAATTCTCGGTGTTCGTCATTACATTCCCCATCAATTGTACATGCTTCACAAACGGGTGTCCTCGTCTCATTATCAATGAAACTCACCTCGATAGGACGGATGTTCGTAGCAAAAGGCTCTCCAAGAACGTCAACGTCCTTTGAAAACCAATCAATACTGACATGTGTCATATCGCCGTTTTCTAACTTTCCCATCACTTCACTTGTTTTAGCCGCATCCTTATGGATTTGGGCTAACATTTTAATACCAGTTTTACCATCTTCCAATTCGATTATCTCTGGATTGATAGCCTTGCCAATCAAATCTTCGTCAGTTCGCTGGTGATTAAAGTAAACTGGAAGCTCTTTAAAAGCTTCTATATTATCTTTTAATATTGAAGGTTCTATATAAACCTTTTGGTCACCATCTTCATCATGTACTCCTGAAGTTATGGCTATGACCGGATAGTCTATAGTTTCTTTACCAATATTTAAAGGTGTGTCTAGCTTTTGGGCAAATGTACGTTTTGAGTCTTCGCTTGGGTCTTCAGGAACTGCAAATTCTCTAACAGTACCTTCGTCCACTCTCATTCTGCATAATTTAGCAGCCATGTCACTATATTCCTCTACACCTTTCTTTTTAAGTCTTGGGGCGAGGTCAAGTAAACATTCTTCATACGTATTTTTGCTCATGCTTCTCTGTCTCCTGTTAGGTTTCTGTTTTCGACACGGACAGATTCTTCTGTCTTGTCTTGGTCTTTGCCACCAGAAATATTGGCGTTTTCAGCCGTTGGTTGTTGCTCTACAACACCTTCTGGGTCTAGACCACGTTCTAATCTAGCTTCACCGGGTGTCAAAACACCCTCAGATAGATAAATCATGTCCGTCTTAGCTTTTGTAAAGGCATCCTCTACATTGATTTGACGGAATGAAAATTTAGCTGCACCACTTTCTAATTGTGGCATCAGTTGTGAATTCAAAGCTGCTTCTACTGCACTTTGTAAATGTTTCACGTAAGGTTCGAAAATAGCACGTGCTTGTTCTGGTTTGTCAAACATAGTGACAGGAACTTTCAGTGCTATGTGTATTTTCTTTAAAATGTCATCTGTATACTTACCATATTCAAATGCTCTTTGTGTACCCTGCATTTCTTTGATAGTTATATCATTACCATGTATAATATCTTCACCGGGTTCTAATGAATTGAACGCATCGACAATTTCGTTAATCTTGTCTGGGCCATAAGGCATATCGGGTAAACCAGCAGATATATCAAAACGGCTACTGGCATACTTATTAAGAGCAGCACCGATATCCCGCTCTGCATAATCTTTGAGGTCAACCAAGTATAAAACTGGATGAATATCGCTAAGACCGTAAGCATAATCATCGAAAGGGTTGTTTCTATATGCAATGATTTCTTGTTCTTCAAATCTAACATTCTCTTTGTCGTCTCCCACATCTTGATAATAATACATCACTTGACCATTCTCATTTCTCTGTATATACATATTCTGAGATGACCTTAGAACTAAATTATCTCCAGTATATTCGAGATAAGAAGTTCCAAATATTCTACCATTGCGTAACCAAGAGTATATCAACTGGTCAATATTTACTTCATCAAAAAAATCGGTGATAGCCTCGCGCTCTGCGTCATCATCAGTTACTATATCGTAACCGTCCTTCGCCGCATATATGCAGGGTAAATCAATCAGAGTCCTGATTATAGGGTCAGAAAGATACACATTCATGTACGTTCTTGCATCCCCAATCTGTGGCTCTTTGTTTGCTCCGCCTCCGTAACCTCCCATTCCACTGTTATTTTGAAGCTTTATACGTTTAATAACGCCGGCTCCAAAGGAACGTGGACTGTTCTCACTAAATGGTGGATTTTGTCCTACTGTTGCGAATTCTCTTCTTCTGCCGAAAGGCAGATAATCACGTAGAGGCATGGCTATCAATTACTAGTAGACGGGGTGAGTATATAAAGCTTTCGCCGAAAACTACTTAAATACCTCCGGGCGAATGCTTATTTAATGAACTTTGGCTCCTTCTTGATGTAAATACACCCTGTCCTGTCCATCCACCACCACTTTGCTGGGTATTTCTTCTAGCTGGCATAGAAACTGCTGCAAAGTTACCTGAAATAGGCAACATTGACAACGCTCCATGCAACGCTATAGCTGTACTATCACAATAATCGTCATGTTTACCATTAGGAGCACTTATTTTCTCTGTTTTGTTAGCAGCATCCATTGTATACTCTAAATCTACGTGCTCTCTATACCACTTGTTTACCAATTTTGCTTGGTCTGCTGGTAAATCTTTCGGGTCTGGCACCACAACTTGATTTTTTTGTAAATAAGACACCATGTCTCTGTAGACTTGGGTTTTAGTACCTTTCGCTCCACCTGTAAAAATGAATGGTATAAATTGTATACCACTCTCTATACACGCCAATCTTATATCTTGTTCAATCGCTCCACCCATACCCGTCGCATCAATAATAAGCCTATCGGCACCAAAGCCCCTAGTAACATCCATAATGCGTTCTCGTTGGTATGGTATATCATGTCCACCTGTTCTTGGACTGATTTCTTCCAAATAAACAAGTCTTGCAACATTCTGTGAAGTTGACTTCTCACAAGCAAATACACTAATGACAGTTGAATTAACGGACTTGCCAATATCAACCCCCACAGTACAATTATCAATTTTCGTTCCGAACTCGTGAAATCTAAGTCCGGGTCTGAAAGTTGCTCGTAATAATTCCGAATTGAAGATATTAGACGACGACTCAACGAAATCACATTCATATTCTGTCCTCCAATATATTGAATCTTCTCCCCATTCCATCATTTTTGTTAACATATCTTCTTCAGTATAAGGTGGGTCGTAAGCCCTACCTCTCTTCACAGCATCTCTCCATGTGTAATGTAATCTTGTAAATGAATCTGCGTAAGATTCGTCATACAAATATCTAAACATGTGGTTTTCTTTTGATTTTGGAGTCCCTAAGTTTATAAATGGCGCTGTGTTAGATATAATCGATGGTTCTACATTGTCTATAAATAACTTGTCATCTATTAACGGACTCTCATCCACTATTAAAAAAGTTGGGTGTTGTCCACGTATAGCTTGTCCTTGATTGGATGCAGCTATAGGGGCTCTACGGAGAACCGTACCACCCTTCATTGTGATATTAGGTTTGTTATGGAAACGGTAATGCTTCACTAAACCTTCTAAAAAGGCATTATCTGCAAAATGCCTATAACAATAATTAAATATCAAACTTGCTTGGTCTTCACTTGGTGCAAGCACAAATACCAAGTCTCTGAATCTCTTAAAAAACATGTAGACAACTACAGCTACCGAAAGGGCGTAGGATTTGCCTGAGCCACGTGGAGCCAATATAGCAACTTTACGATGTCTTTCAGGGTCTCCATCAGGATATGTTAGAGATTCAACAATAATATCCTCTTGCATGGGTCTAAGTTTCAGTGGCCTACGTTTGTTATCTATCAAATAACATTCACAAAATGCACGAACTAGTAAAGTCATCTTCTTTTTATCAGTTCTGCACTTTTCAAAAATCTTTTCTAAGGCGATAGAATCATGAGCTGCAATACCGCTAATCGCTGCGTTTAGTGCTTTCTGCTCGTTCTTTATCGTCGTCATCCATCAATCCTTCCAATATTTTACTAAATCCTTCTGTATTCTTTTCCACTATAGTCGGCACTTCTATATTCAACGCCCTGAACTCCGTATGAATATCTTTAACAATTGCATTTCTTTGTTTAAGGAGCTCTGTTCTCTTGTTAACATCCCCCATAGATACAAGAATTTCTTCCCACAAAATGTCTTCAAGAGTGAGATTGCGAGCAAGAAGGCGTACAAGCTCTTTATGACGCTCATACTCTCCTTCTCCTACTCGCTCCCTCAATCGCTCTTCGTATTCCTTGACGTTCATTACTTTTGTTCGTCAAGTGCGGCCTTAACTTTGGATTTGACTAGACCAGCTAGTTCGTCATCCTTTTCGTCCCAAGCTGTTAATAGTACGTTTTTGACTAAACTGTCTTTAACGTGCATTTGAGCTTGTTCATCTAGTTTTTCGTAGACCTTCATTTGAGCTTTAGTTAGATTTTTATCTAGAATCTCCATTAGTTCTGCTTCGTTGTTTTTCAAGTATTTGAATACTAGAGCTTTCACTGCAGGAACTGTGTATGCAATATACCCAGCTGCTGCTAATAGTAAAGCAACCAAAGCCATAAGTAATGGTTCATCCATCAAAGTGTCTAATAAGCCTGACTCTTCTACAGTGTCAATGATAGCAGTAAGGTTACCCTCTGGTTCTGCTGTGTCATTGGCTGCTGTGTTGTTTGATGTTTCGTTTGCCATAGGTTATTCACCTGTATCCTTCTAACTCACGGGAGTATATAAAGGTTTCGTTGCGTGGCCCTAGAGACGCCTATTGCGTATATCTTCTCTGTGGGTTCGTGGTCCGTAGAGCCACAATATAATATAGTCAGTCGGAGTATATAAAGCTTACTGTCTCCAACTTCTTTAAACAATCTGGGCACTCCCATATTGTTTTATCAAAATCTCTGTAAACTTTTACCATATCTCTAGCTAGGTAGAAGTTCTTTTTGTAACATTCTTTGCATTTCATGTTTATAGAGGACGACAAGTATAACAGCGTACTTCGCCATTATACAGGTATCCTATTGTCCTCTTGCCACATCTGAAACATTCCATATCTATGCGTCTATAACTAGGGCATATTGGAACTTATTTCCGACCTTGTGTATCTCTACAAGACGTATAGTCTTACCATCATCTATTGTTTCCAATTTAGTTTCTAGTAATGCTAAACATGCTGCTAGGTCCTCTGCTTGCTCCGTGAAATCGTTTACTGCGTAATTTGCCATTTATTCCTCCTTATTATTTCTTCTTGCCTTTTACGACTGGTGCTGCTTCTATTTTAGACGATTCCATCTTATGCTCTTGTGTTTGAGCGTTTGCTTCTATCATCTGCAATTGTTTCTGAGCTGCATCGTTGTAATCTATAACTGCTTGTGCCTTTACCTTGTAGAAAGCTGTTTTCTCTGCTTGTTCTTGTTTCCATACATCTAAAGCATCTTTGATAATAAGCAGAGCTGGTCCACCTAATATAGCTATCAAAGTTGTATATGCTTCAATGTTCTCAAGAACAGCTGAATTGTTAAGTCCCGTGTGTATAACGAAACCTGCGAACCCAACCCAGAGTAAAACTAATGGCACGGCAATCATAAACATAAATATGTCATTAAAAGTTATTCCTTCACTTGCTGTGTCTTTACTCATTCTCTCAGTCCTCCTTATTTCTTTTTGTTTCTTTTCTGGAATTTGTTTCTCCGGTAACTTTACCTTGGGTAAACGTATACCTGATACCACATTCCATATCTTTGTAACCACTGCTATGATAAATGCTGTAACTGTCACTGCTAAGAGTGTGATTACTAACATCAAAAGTATATTCGTAGCTGTGTCTATCACTCATCTTCACCTTCCTCAAGTTTAATACCATACTCATCACTATACTCCCAGTCCTCGTTCCATGTCTGAGGGTAGTTAGTCATGTATGCAAAGTATTCATACTCTTCAGTTCCATTCCAGTCAACATAAATAGAAGCATAGAAGAAGTAAACTCCTTCGTATATGTCTACAAATGTCTCTTCATAGGGTTCTGCGTTAGAATCCAATGAGTGTGTGTCCTCCTCCCAACCTGATACATCGAAATAAAATTCGTCGTATGTCATGTTGTCGTACATAAAGTACTGGAAGGTTCCATTATCATCGAATGAGGGGAATAGATGTCCAATATCATAGTAAATCTTAACAGGAAGAGGGTCTTCATAATCGTTACAATTGGTATCCATGTCAATGTACAACTCTAAATTGTCCTCTGCTTCTCTGCCAAAGCTTGCTATAGTACTGTTGCCATCTGTGTAATACAGAACAGCTTCATACTCTAATCCATCCCACACGATAAGTTCTGTGTGATTACAGTGATTTGATTCATTTTCGTAGTCGCAACTTCCGTCATCTTCAGTTGCTCTGTCATTAAAATTATTAGCATCAATGTCCATGCATCCATAGACAGTTTCATTTGTTTGTGTTTCGTTATTTGTACCATTTTGGTTAGGTGGATAGCTACATTGATTGTTAGAATGTGTAGCCTGTGGGTTGTAATTCAAAGCATTCGGGTCCATACATCCGTAAATAACAGGTGGAGGAAAAGTACAACTACCATTATCAAAGTCAGCGTTAGGCTTATAATTCAAAGCAGTTGGGTCAGTGCATCCACCCCGTAGCATTGGCTCTTCCTCATCACCGAAAATGTTATCTAAAAAATCCAAGTCAGCAGTGCCACTACCAAAGAATGCTAAAATCAAAACAGTAAGTATAGAACCAATCTTTTGACCTAGTTTAGTTTCTCCAAGTTTATCACCAGCTTTACCTAGTGTTTCAAAGAGACCTTCTTCTTCATCATCTGGCTTACGACCTCGACCACCTAGACCAAGAGCTTCACGCTCTTCATCAGAGATGACGGAGATACCGCCATAATCGTCACGTGACATGGATAGTACTAGTAGACGACGCTAGTATATAAAGCTTTCGCTGAACATACCTATATACCAGCCTAATTGAAGAGTATAGATACGGACATACGTGTATATGTCCATTACATATGGTTGGTCTACCCAAAATACGTCATCAGTCTGCATATCTTAAAGCTAACCAGAACCCAGCAGATAACATAAGTAATCCAAACATTGCTGCTAAAGACTGTACCATTGGTCCATCAATCACTTTTTTACCTCCTCTTCCTCTGGTTGTGGTAGATATTTGGATATATCATCCTCTGATAGTGGTGCTTCTATAGCTTTTGGGTACTTTTTCTTACCTTTGTATCCACCTTTCGGCTTCCAAACAGGTATTTGAGCGTCACATGGACCGCCTTTACTACTGTGAAACGAACACCACTTACAAAGATTCTGTGGAGTTTGCTTCCAATCCTCTTCTTCGTGCTTTTCTTTAATTAAATCATGTACTCCCATGATAATATCTTTCGCTTCATCCAAAACTTGCTGGTTTACTTTGACATAAAACGTGTCATCGAAACGTAAATACGAGACGCCAACGAAATTTGGCATGTCACCCATCTCTAAAGTGTACAAAAACGCGTAAATTATCAATTGTACGTAGTAGTCATCAGGCAAGTATGGACCATAACGCTTACTTGTTTTGTAATCCAGCAGTGTAGTACCACCATCAAAGTCGTTACAGACTACATCTACGATACCTATAACATTATATTTTTGTGATTTCACCCACTTTTCTGCATATTTAGGCGCTACGCTGTTCCATGCTTGCCATTTTGACTTGTAAATCTTCCATTCGACCATTTCATTTAGCTTTTTGTCTACTGCTGCAACGAAATTGACCAAAATATCATGAGTTTCGACTCTCATTGCTGCTATTTCTTCGCTTGTATGTACATCCCAAAGCCATTTTTGTGAATCTATCTTGTCAGCCCATCCACTTTCGAACTGTTCGAGTATCCAATCTTGAGGCGAACCAGTTTCCCATGCCTTGAAAGTCTTGAATTGTATCTTAAAAAGGTCTTCAAGTATGGCATGCACTAACGAACCTCTAAAAAGATGGATGGTCTTCTGTTCTGGCAACTTAGCAATGTACTTGTAATAGAACTCTCGCTCACATTTTCTAAAAGTATTTATCTTAGAAGGCGATAAACGCATCGAACTTGGTTCCCATTCTGTTGTTTCGGACATTAACAGGTCACTCCTAGAGGGTCAAGTTTAATGTTACTCTTGATTCTGTCCTTTCGTGCTATTTTTAGCAAAATTAGATATCCAATCAAGTCGTCAACAGTATCTGCTGTGTCAGAAGTTATACCTTTGTTCTTGATTCGTGACATCTTGTCATCGATTCGAGCACATATCGCTTCCTCGCTGTTTAGTTTAGAGAAGACTTGTATCGGCGTGAGTGCCGAGTCTCCATAACTTGCATTCTTTTCTAAGAGCAAGTCTTTTATCATGTCGCATTCCTTTGCTATCTTCGTAGATGTTTTCATATAATCCTAGAAGACAGCTAGGCTATATAAAGGTTTCGCTCTTTTCGGGCTGCATAGTAGCACTATTGGCTCTACTGAAGCTATTTGGCTCTACTGAAGCTCCCCCCCTTGCATAATAGAGCTCATCTTAATGGAGCCCTAGTGATTGTTGCCAGCCATAATGTACTGTCGAGCCTTTCCTAGTAGAGCCCTGTAGCCTTTTAGAGACTAGATTAATCTATAGGAGCATACCCTTGGCTACTATCTATACTTAGTTGTCTTAGTATAGATATACTATATAGAGCTACGCGCGTAGGATAGACCTTTCAAAATTTCACTCGATTTGTGTAAACCCCTACCTGCGATAAGAATAGTATATGCCTAGATTTTTTTAGAGGGGGGGTACCTAAGAGAAATGTATATAGGTGTGTGGGGTGAC